TTATTTCACTTCAACCCAGGCTTCTTTTCTTATGATTCGTGAAATCAAAACTTGTGACACTCCATGTTTTTTCGCTAACTCAGCATGCGACATGGATTTACAGGAAAGGATGTCAACAACCTGCTTACTGGTTAGTTTTGAATTTGGATGCCGTTCGCCATTAAGCGCATTCCTCAATCCTGATCGGTAAGCATGTGCGTTATTTTGCGATCTGCTTACCCATTCTAGATTAGATGCGCGGTTGTCGCTCTTAATGCCATTTACGTGATTTACTTCGGCATATGATTGTGGATTATCCAAAAATGCAGAAGCCACTAACCTATGGACAAACTGGTAATTTTTTTCACCATCAAGATAAAGGCATACTTTTAAATATCCATCTCTATCTTTTCCAGGCTTCAACCAACGACATTTAACCAGCCTACCTGAGCGATTTACTCTTGAGTGTGAATAAACCCTCCCGTCATCGGTAACTGCATACTGGCCTTCGTAGCCAGAAATATCTTTTGATGTTTCGCTTAGCATTAAGCTACTCCCTAAAGGCGAGTTATTTTCACTTTAAACATTGATTACGTACGTAATCCTGCAATCCTGTCAGTTGCTTTGTGACAGTTTCGATTCGCTCTCTGAGGGTGAAATAATCCCGTTCAGCGGCGTCAGTAAGTCGGGGGCCGGTGCCATCATCCATGCCGGTGGCGCTGGTCGCTCCGTTCGCGGGACATCTGGCGGAGATTTGCAGCCGCTTACGCCCAGCAGCAACATCGCGCTCAAGCTGATTAATGTTTTCCCGGGCATCGGCAAGCTCCTTTGTGTATTTCGCATCAAGTGCCGCAACGTCTCGCTGGCGCACCTGCATGTCGGTGATGGTGGCATTCGCCAGACTGAGCGCCTGCGTTTTCTCGTCACGCTGCTTTTTGTACTCAATGGCGTTGTCACGGTACCGGTTTACCAGAAAGGCCAGCGCCCCAGTAAGAACCAGCACCACCAGCGGAAACCAGTACTTCCTCAGCAGCACCTGGATCATAACAATGCCGCTCGTGCACGGTTGTAACGCTGACGGCGGTCTTCAATGCCGTTCTGACCGCCATTAATAATCTGCGTGACGCGGGCCAGGTCGCCGGAATAAAGCAGGCATCCGCTGGTGGCAAAGAACCATGCCGCTGAACGCGCCGCGTTAACGTCCTGCTCCAGCAGCTCAGGGTTGGTGACCAGGTCGAGTTTCAGCGCGGTACCGCATTTGGTGTAATTTGCCTGGCCGGTGATCTGAATCAGGCCACGACCGCGATATTTCCAGCCGTCGCCCGCCGCTTTGTTGCCCAGGCGTTTGCTGTAAACCAGATTGGCAATGGCGCGCTGACGTTCCAGCGGTAACACCTTTTCATATGAGCGGCGGCCCAGCGCGTTAGCCTGGTCCTGAGTAAGCCGCCCGGCACTAACAAAACCCGCCAGGCCTGCAACGCTGTAATTCATGCTCTCCACCAGCCGGGTGAAACCAACAGATTCATGCCCGGTCTGGGCGATAAACATCGCCTGGTCAGTCGCTGCAGTGATGCCAAATTCCTTCATGGCCGCTTCAATGTGCGGAAACCAGCGTGCAGCTAATCCGGCGCTTATACCAGCCGCCAGCTGAAATTGTGACTGTTTCATTCAGACCTCAGGACATAGAAGAGCCGCGCCACATTACCCCGTGCCCTGAACACGGCGGCGCAGATAATCAGGTTGATTGTCACGGTTGCCCAGTGGGTATGCAGGTAGGAGTCAAACAGGTACCGGAAAGGTACCGATGCATACGCGATAATAATCAGGTAGGCCAGCCATGACGCCCACGGGTTATGCCGCCCGCCTGGCTTACGGAACATCATCAGGCGCAGAACAATGGCGGCGCAGGCCACCACGTTCGTCACCACCAGCGGATCGTTAGTTACCATTGGTTCCCCCTCTCCAGCGTGCCAGCAGCTTTAGCGGGTCCTGTTCACTGAAAAACGTCAGTGTCTTGATTGCCACGGCAGACAGCATTACCGCGCCGAGCGCATCAAGCGGTTTATCGGCATAGCCGGTTATGCTCGCCAGCCACGAGCCCACAAGCCCCGAGCCATATACACCAGCGAAATACGACACAACGAAATACGCGGAACGGCGAAAAATCGTCAGGTCGGCAGCAGTGGCCACGTAGAACACAGCCCCGGCAAACGCGCCGAACACAACGCCATAATCAGTGCCGGTAAGCAGGCCATAAATGCTTGCGCCGGTCAGCGCGCTGCCGGCGGCTGCGGTACCGGAAAAAGGTTCGGACATTACGCCCCCTCGTTAGTGGTGAGTCCTCTCAGGAATGAGGGGAAATAAAAAAGGCCCACCGAAGTGGGCCCTGATGCGGATGCCATCCCGCCGTTGTGGCGTTTTATTACTTAATAAGTCGGTAGGCGATGTTTTAGGAAATTAATGTGATTCAAATCGATTGTCGGCATTAAAACCGCAGTAGAAATGAAAAAAATTTTGCTTAAGTCCGCAGCAAAGCATCCACTCTTATCAGAGTAAGATAACTTTTGCGTACGCGTTAGTTTTTTTGTATTTTCCATATACACACATCAATCAGAAGAAAAGCAATGACTGCAGAAATAGCTGTTTTCAATAAATCAGCTGTCGCTTTGGCGGCAGACTCAGCCGTAACAATTTCCGGTGGAGACAACCAAAAAATCTATAATGGTGCCGAAAAGCTATTTGCCCTAACCAAACATCATCCTGTGGGAGTTATGGTCTATGGAAGTGGTGACTTATGCTCAGCTCCATGGGAATTAGTAATTAAAGCCTATCGGAAAAACCTCGGCACGAAACACTTCCCACGATTAGAAGATTACGCCGTTGATTTTTTTAATTTTTTAAGACATTCCGACTCAATTGTTACTCCCGGCATGCGTGAAGGGCATCTATATCATTTTTTATCAGAAGGTGTTTTTGAGTTACTTATCAGTTCATTTGCAAATAAAAAACCCGATAACTACTGGAATCCCTTAGACCATGCCTTGTTTTTTGAAGAGCTTGAAGAATATGGTCATGAGTTACTGGAATTTTTATCAAATACTGAGTTTCTTGACGGATTTTCCGGTGATGATATAGATGAAGCTTCTGATTATTGCAAAGAAGTAACTGTGCGCATAGTGGCAGAAAAGCTGGGATCAATCCCTACGAATGAAATACCTGCTTCATTTCTTAATACGGTATGTAGTATCTTCGCCGCGATGATTTGCAAGTCAAGTGATATTGGTAACATTACTGGGATTGTTTTTGCTGGCTATGGTGAAGATGATTTCTACCCGAAAGTGTTATCACACGATGTATGCGGTTTTTTCAAAGATAAAGTGCGGTGCTCTACCCATCCGGAAAAATGTTCATCCAATGGTGAAAGTGGTGTAACTCCATTTGCTCAGAGTGAGGAAGTCGGAGCATTTATGCAAGGCGTGAGCAGCAATATCATTGATAAATTCCATTCTGAATATCAAGGTTCCATACAACATCTACTGGATGGGATTGACGACGTTGTCTCAAAAATGGTACCAAATGACAAAATCGAAGAAGCAAGAGCTGCTATAGTTGATTTAGTTAACAACACGGTTTCCGAATGTGATCAACGTATCAACACTTTTGTAAATGAAAATTATGTTCGCAAAGTAGTTGATATGATAAGATTTTTACCAAAACAAGATTTAGCATACATGGCTGAATCACTGGTAAACCTTACCGCTTTTAAAAGAAAAGTGTCAGAAGACTCTGAAACGGTAGGTGGGCCCATAGACGTAGCGGTCATTTCAAAGGCCGATGGCTTTATATGGGTCAAGCGAAAACATTATTTTACTCACGATCTTAATCATCACTACTTTTCAAGGACCTAGCCTAGATGGGAGGCATGTTATGAAAATGCAATTAAAACAATCGTTTGCTCGCTCTCAGCCAAAATCAGTTAAAGACTTTTTGGTTGTTCCAGAGAAGCCTCAAAACAAATTAAAACCTAATGATGACGCTAACTTCTTTACCAGGTTAGCGCAACGTACACAGACAGCGTAAATCATAGCCACCCGAGAGGGTGGCTTTTTTTATTTGAAAACTAATAACGTGCCTTCGATGAAACCGAGAGCATTTTGAAGGTTTTTTCTGATTGTTCCGTCAGAAAATTTCTGCTTTTTTGCTATCTTTCTCAGTGATATACCGACAACAAAGTGTGCGATAACGAGTTCATATTCCTCGGGCTTGTACTTTCTGAGTCGAGCCACACAACCATCGATCATAATTCCTTCATCGTCGTCGCATTGAAGCCGGGACTTCTTACCGTGCGGCAGCAACCCTTTAAAGCCTGCCGCAATTGGTTGCCAGTCTACGCCGCTGCTATCAGAAGCCGCCCACGCACCCCATCGATCCATCACCTCATACATATCACGCATTGCCATTTCTCGTTCCTGTTCTCTGTCACTGATGTGAATGCTCTGTGGGGAAAAATGCTTGAGCGATGATTTAAGTTTCATGCCGCCACCTTTTTCAAAAATGTCATCTCGCGAACCTGATCGCCGTTGACCAGCAGATCGTTAAAATCCCCGTTGTCGCACCAGCGCACACTAACTTTTTCAATGTCATTTTTTGCCAGCAAGTTAGCGTGGGCACATTCGAACGCCGCCGCATGGCCTGTCGCTGAGTGGGGGTCCATGTCGGCAAAAATGATGAGATGCCGTACGCCAGCTGGTGCGCGAAACTTTTTCATAAACCCGCTGTTCAGCGTTGCCCAGGTATTGCAGCCGTATAGCTGTACCCCGGATAAAGCCGTTTCAATACCTTCCGCAATACCCAGCGTGGACGCGACGGGAAACATCCTCACCGCGACAGACTGAGCGTGATCCAGATAGGAGTCCTCCTGTAACGAGTAAAGGCGTTTCTGCCCGTCGCCCATCGGTGCCTTTTTATCGCCGTCGAGATAGGTCCGGTGCAGGTAACACAGCTCACCCCGGTTATCTGTCGCCAGCGAATACAACGACTGATATACGTGGCCCTGATAGCGCTCCTTCGGACAAAACCGCACCGCTTCAGCCGGTAGCTTTGTGATCCCCCGATTCAGAAGGTACTGCGCCGCGCTGGTGCCGCGAGGACCTTCCAGCTTTGAAAATTTGCTCACCACCCGCTGGCGCAGGCTGGTGGCTGTGGTATTAATCGGCGTTGCGCGATGCCGGTAATCATTACCAAGCAGGGCGTCGATTTCCCGGCAGACTTCAGCGAATGATTTCCCCTGGGTCTGAACGACAAGACTGATCCCGTTGCCGCTGCCACATTTGCAAATCCACGTACCGTTTCCGTCCTGGTCATCAATGCGGAAACTTCCCCGCGTGGCGCAAAGCGGACACTCACCCTTGAAGTGCCGCCCTCCGGTAACAGGCGGGAGTCCGTAATGTTCAAAAATTTCCGGCCATCGGCCTTTTGCTGCTTCAGTGGTTTTCAAGTTCTCTCTCCCGCATGCTTACGAAGTTGTTCAAACTGCTTTTTAGCGCTGATGATCCTGCTGGTCGGACAGCCCTCAGGAATGGTTGTCAATTGCTGAGGCTGCCCCTCAGTTCGGTTGTGAACGACGGGCGTCTGTTGTAACTGCCGTTTCTCCTGCCCTTTTGCCCAGGCGATTTGTTTATGCCGGATGTAATTGCTGACTTCGGGGGTGATCTCCATCGGGAAATCGCTCAACCCGTTAGGCCACTCCCCGAATTTGTCCCGGAAGGTGTGAAGGCACCACCCGTTACTGACGGGTTTGCCGGTTGAAGCGCGCTGGCGCTGGTAAAATTTAATCTGGCTCCACCAGGCCTGTTTGGTGCTTTTCGTTGCAACGGAAGAGCCTTTAGAAAGCTTTTTAATTTTGCGTGAGGTGTCGGTGTCCACGTCGGAACCGGCCAGCGGTTTAAAGCCGCACTTGGGGCAAACGTAAACGCCTGCCGGCTTCATGAAGTGACATTCTGGACACTCTTTAGGGATTTTTTCGGCTCGCTCTTCCGCTGCCCGTGCTGCCGCCTCCTTCATGCCATCGCTGGAATCCAGCAGAACGTCGTATTCGATAGCATCGGGAAAGCCCAGGCGGTGAACGGTTCCGCTGTGATCGAAGATCAGACAGGTATCCTTGCCCGGCGCAGTGCGAAGCCCGCGACCGATACACTGTATCCACCGTATTTCTGATTTAGTGGGTCGGGCATAGATGATGCAGCGCACATCGCTGTCGAACCCGGCCACCAGCACGCCCACAGACACGAGGATTTTTGTCGCACCAGTTTCGAAGCGGTGGATCATTACCTGGCGCTGGTCATGGGGTGTTTCCGCTGTCATGACTTCAGCGTTCACCCCGGCTTTGTTGAACTGAATGGTGACGAAATTAGCGTGAGCCACGTTTACGCAGAAAGCGATAGTGGGGAGGTCGCGCCCGTTCTCAAGCCAGTTACTCACAATGTCGCCCACCAGATCAGAGCCGCTCATGATTTCTGCCAGTTGGGTTTCGTTGTAGTCCCTGCCAAAATCCGACGCGGACATTTTCACGCCCTTCAAATCCGGCTTTGTGGGCGCATAAAACTCAAACGGACTGAGGTCGCCGCGTTTGATAAGTTCGCTGATGGTGGTGGGCTTAATCAGACGCTGATAGTAGTTGCCCAGGAACGATGAAAAAGGGGTACCGGAAAGCCCGATAACCTTAACGTCCGTTTCGCTGGTAAGGCGTTCAATCTCTTTCAGGATGGTGCGCTTACGGAGATGGGCTTCATCGATAATCAGCAGATTAATATTGTCGGGAAAATCACGGCGGATCAGGGTGTCGGCGCTGGCAATCTGGATCAGGCGCTCCGGATCTGCCTCGCCCTTATCTGCTTCGGCCCATATCAGGCCAATCTCGTCAGGATTCAGGCCATAGCTTATAAAACGGCTGGCGGTCTGCCGCAGCAAAACAGTGTACGGCGCGACAAAAAGCACCCGCATCCCACGGCTGACAAAGCCGTCAGTGATGAAAGCGGCCAGCCCTGTTTTACCACTGCCTGTGGGGGCATATACCATGAAGGAATTCTGTACCTTCCATTCATGTCGAAGCATATTCAACGCCCGATCCTGTGCAAAATTTGGTGTGATTGTCAGCATTTGCCGCCCTTAACTCTGTGCCTGTAAGTGAGCCTGAACTTTTCCAGGAGAAACCCACCTGTCCGCTTTAATGTTTAGCCATCTGAATGGCTGTTCCGTTTTTTTGGAGGGGAGTGCTGCTTACAGAGATCTACTTAACCTATGTACCCTTCTCCTGGAAAAGGACGCTATACCTGCCCCTTCTCCCAACTCCCCCCTTACCCCCCTCTTCCCTCTTCCCCACTTTTCCTGAGGTTTAGACATCCAGACACCTTTAAGTCCAAACATCTGATGAGGTGGTCATCACTGACCGAATGAGGGGGGTTTTTCTGTGTAACCTTGTAAAGCCCGGTGATACTTTCTTGCGTACTCACGAAGGCGTGTATTGGCTTCGTGTCTTGCTTTGTTCTCTTTGCGAAAGCTCACTGGCTCACTGTTTAAAAACTCCTCGTAAACTTCTCCGTAACGAGCAATTGCTTTTTGTCTGGCCGATGGTGGTAAGGTCGAAAGCTGCTCCTGAATCCACTCTTCATCCCCTTTGCTGTATCTTTGAGGCATGGAATCGCTGTTAACTTGCATGATTGCTAGGTAGCAGTTCAGGCCAAATTTTTTGCCAATTTCCAGGACTCAATGATTTACGCGTTACTTTGCCACCGCTGTGAATCTCAATTTGCGCGCAAATTTCTGGTCCTATAGGTTTCCCTGTGCTCATGACTTTTCGTAGGTAATTGAGGGTTGTTCCGCAACGTTGCGCAAAAACCTTTTTTTCATCAGGCGTTAGAGTCGCCATGTAGTGTTTTAAAGTTTCCATGATTGACCTCTGTACAAACATCAGGATTGATATTACCCGCAGGTATCAAGATAATCAATACCCATAGGTTATTTACCAGCGGGTAACAAAGGTTAAAATGAGTGTTATGGACAAATACGAAAAACGTCGTTTACGACTCATCCAATTGAGGGATGATTACTGTGATGGAAACGCCTCAAAACTCGCGAGAAAGATCGAGCGAGAGCCTTCCTACGTTCTAAGAATGCTTTGGCCCGAGGGCAAAGCCGGTAGAAAACGCATTGCCGACGACATGATTGAAGTAATCGAAAAATCGTTTGGCTTACCACGGGGATGGATGGATGGCATCAGCCAGGAAAAAACGAACGTCGAATTAGTTCAGCAACCAAATCCAGGGAAGAGATATCCAGTGATCAGTTGGGTAAGCGCAGGAGCTTGGGCGGAAGCAATAGAACCGTACACCCTCAATGATGTCGAAGAGTGGTGTGAATCAGATGCGCATGTTGAAGGTGAAGGTTTTTGGCTCCGAATAAAAGGCGATTCCATGACCTCCCCAGTGGGCATGAGCATTCCAGAAGGAATGATGGTTCTATTTGATACAGGTCGCGAGGCTAAGCACGGCAGTCTTGTACTGGCTAAGCTAATCGATGCCAATGAGGCTACTTTCAAAAAACTGGTCGTCGATGGTGGTGATCATTTCTTGAAACCACTCAACCCCTCTTACCCCCTCATTCCCATAAACGGGAATTGTAAGATTCTTGGTGTGGCCGTAGAGGCAAGAATAAAAATAATTTGATAAAACCCGCTACGGCGGGTTTTTTATTACCTTTAAAATCAAATCGATAAAAAAAATCACTAAAATTATTACCTGTAGGTGTTGACGATTGTTATTACCCACAGGTATGCTCACATCACTGGCAAACAACTGGTTCACCGATATGAGCAATTTAACCCCAACCCAGCCTTTCGATATTCATAACAAATTAAAAGCTAATTCTTCGCACTGGGATTACTTACATGCCGCGGAGCCCTGGCAAGGTGATTGTGCTTTTCAGCTTATGACTGACCATTCAAATGACGAATTAGAATATGCATTATATCGCCGCATAGAAGGTGAGTATTTCTGTTTGATCGACTTCTTCAAAAGCTATAGCGAAGCATGTGATGAAGCGAAAGAAATTATAAATAGCGTCCCCAATTACAAAGCGATAATTATTAGTTAATCACCAAAAAATAATATTACAGCTTAACTGCTGGGAATAATCTCACCTCAAGGAAATTAAAATGATTAAATTTAATAAAAGAAAAAAATTAGCCTTACACAGACTACCATTTATTGGCGGTAAGTCTAAATCCGGTTTCGGACTCAGCTTTTGGAGCGTGCCATCAACAGGCGGCTACTCTGGAGGATGCATTACGGGAGCTGCATTGGCATGGATCTGGCTTAAGCATCTAGAAAATGAAGCAAGGCAAGGCGAGGGAAATACTCCATTCACTATTTCCCGCATAGTTAGTGAACTAAGTGATCTAAGTGAAAATGATTCATTGAAAGGGCAGATGATAGGATTCTTCGAAATCATCGAGATTGTTCTTTTTAAATTAATTTCCGATTCCAGAATTCATTTTACGAAAGACGAAAAAAAACTTATTGAACAAGCTAATGCGGGATTGAAAGGTATAACAAAGGGAACTAACGATGAGATTCATTAAAGATGTGGCGGCTTACAAATTAGCGCTTATATACATGAACTGTGGTTACGAAGTGATTGCGAATCTTTATTTACGCAAAGCATATGGGAGATAACCATGCCGAAGCGACAGGACATACAAGATATAACAATCACAACAGAGCATCTTTACGCGTTGCTGGAGGTGCTGTCTCAACAATATAAATCCATTGAATCTTATCAAATGGAGAACCTCATAGAGTTAGCTTGCGCACTATCTGCAAAGGTTAATTCATGGGCAGTTAAGGAAGAAAATAGTTCTTGAAATTGAGGAGCAACAGCGCAATGGAAAACGTAATTGACTTATATCGCCGTCGGATCGCTCATGCTGCATTAAACAGACTCAAAAATAAAACTTCGGGAAATCTCCTGATTGTGAATCTACCGAATGGTGCAATCGAAACGGTGGAAATAACAGAAAGTGTAATGACTCAGCTATTGAGACGATTCGAGTTAATGGCTCGTGGTGAATTTGGAAATCGGAAGGAAACTGAGTCATTTATTAAAGCCACTTACCATAATGCAATTGGCATCAATAAAAACACTGAGTACCTGACCGAATCAGGGAAATTAATTGTCGATGATTTGTTTAAAGAAGTCACTGACTACGTGAAAGAAAAACATTTAAGCGGGGGTGTCCAGTGAAAGAGTTTACTCAGGAACAATTGCGCGCGGCTGGGCTCCGCTGCGTATGTCCGGTGGATCTGCACGTTGCACCGGAGTTTACCGGGCGTGTCGTTGTTCACCTGAAGGACGGGCGAGCAATCTGTGACTACCGCCTTACCACGGACGATCACATCACCACTCTTCAGGGGTTTATCGAACTGGCCCGCGAAGCTGGCTGGCGCATCACCCCGCCAAAAGAGGTGATGCGATGACACTGACAGCTATACGCGTACCCGAATGGGTACACGCCCAGGCTATTAACGTTCTGCGGCGTTACCGCCAGTGCCGGGTTATGCCGTGTCGTATCCAGTGCGGAAACCTCAGTCTGAGGGTCAACCGCCGCTGGCGCCTACTTTCACGTGACGGCGGCCAGAACTGGCAGGTTTTATCGCACGAGTCATACAACAAATTGAAGGACCGAAAATGAAAACGACTAATACCACAAGCGCGATCGATATTGCCTTTCGTCAGTATGAAACACCTGCCGGCCCACTGTATGTCGTCATGCGTCACGGTGGCAAAAGGCGATTCCTGAGCCGCGGCGCCGCGCTCAACAATCTCGCTCATTACATGGTTTCAACAGTGTTCAGAAAGCTCGACTTGCCCACTAACGAGCCATGCAAGCAAATTTTTGAGGATGGCTCAATTGCTTATCACCTCGGCGATCACACTTCTGATTACCTCTGCGCCCACCAGCGTTGTCTGCGCCGTCTGCGCCGGATACTGGCCCGCAAGCGCGAACAGCAAAGATGGCTTTCGAAATGGGAGTCCATGCACAACCGCTTTGTGAAAGAACGCGACGAACTTCAGGCCAGCAAACCGTTTTAAGGATCACGCCATGTTGAACAAAAATTTCGCCCCGGAACCGACACAGAACGGTGTAAGAGATGGCAACCGGGTTATTGGCTATTCTGGCCTGGTACGTCAACTGGATAAGGGCCGATACGATAAATGCCTTCCTGAAGGGATGCGCATGCTTGCCTGTATTTTTGAGGCAAAACAAAACGGCTGGCTGAGTCTGCCCATTGATAAGGAAATTATTATCTGGCGCTGGCTGGTGGCAGCGGTGTTCATCTCAGAGGAGATGGAAAAGAACGGCACTGTTGATGTTCACAGGGGAGATGGAGGCATTGACACGGCCACTGTCTATTCAGGCAAACACGGAGCAATCAGTGTCTATCCCGGTCCTGAGCGTTTCGCGCTTGCCAACCACCTTGAAGGTTGCACCATCGAAAAATACGGACAGAAACTCGGTCAGCAACTGGCGCTGCGCATGTATCAGGACATGGTGGTTACCGACAAAGATTCAGGCTTCAGGCTGTCTACGATGGGTCGGGAAGGCCTGAATATTTTACATGACAGCTTTATCAAGCAAATCCAGACCGAAGGTATGCCTGGCATGCCGGTTATGCACTGAGGACAACGATGATGAACACAGTAACCATTAACAACAAACAGCTCCCTGCAGTGGAATATCGTGGTCAGCGCGTGGTCACTTTCGCGATGATTGATGAAGTACATAACCGCCCTCAGGATACCGCCCGAGCAGCGTTCAACCGCAATCGTGAGCATTTTATCGCTGGCGTAGATTACGAAGAATTAGGTTCGGACGTATTACGTACGGACCTCCCTCAGGGGACATTCTCGAAATTTGCTCCGTCCGGCATTGTACTTTTTGAGTCCGGTTATCTGATGCTGACAAAGCCATTCAATGACCCGTTGTCATGGCAGGTGCAGCGCGAACTGGTTAACAGTTACTTCCGTACGCGCGAGCCGCTGACCGAAATCGAGATGATCGCAGCGATGGCCGCTGATGCCGTGCGCCAGCAGAAGCGCCTGAACCAGGTCGAAGAACAGATCGAAGCGGTCACAGAGACAGTGGAGAACATCAAGCGCGGCAACATGCGGGCCGGATATGTCGGTTACCGCCAGGTGGTCGCAAAAAGCGGTATGACTGATGCCAAGTGCCGGAACCTGGTTAACGCATATCGCATCCCAACTGATACGCATGAATTTATGACCCCTGACGGCCTGCTCTCTCGCCGTGCGATTATTGAGCTTGAGCCGTTCATGAAGGCTTTCCGCCAGATGATGAGCGAAGCGGAGCCGCGCGGTACACGCTGGTTCCATCCCAAAATGGGTTTATTTCAGGCGATTGGGTGGGACTTAAAATGATGAACACAGTATTTTTATTACTTGCAGAATTTGGAACAACAACGATCCCTCTGGCGGACGTATCGGAAAAATACTTCGGGCTCAAACCGTCGACCGCAGAAAAGAAAGCGTCCATGGGGGAATTTGCGTTACCAACCTTTCGCGCCTCTGACAGCCAGAAAGCACCACGCATGATCCACGTTCAGGATCTGGCGGAACACCTCGATAAGCAACGACAAAAAGGCATCGAATTATTCAATCAGATGCAAAGTGGCAGTTAAACAAAGCAATTTTCAAAAAATAAAAATGTCCCGGATTATGGTTTTTATTAACTTATTCCGGGATTTTTTTTGGATAACTCAGCACCCCAATAGCACCCCACAATTATATAAGTGCTTGTTTTACTCAAAAAAAGCCCCAGCAACATGCCGGGGCCTGGTACGAGCAAACATCATATTGGGCGACATGATGTGCGGTAAAAAAACGTTTCGTA